TTAATTAACTGCTTCTATCTGTATTAAAAATTTACATTTATAGAATACATATGCTGTTATTGCTTCAACATACGTTAAGATTTTATTTGAAGGTATATCAGTTTTTTTTCCCTCATAAAGCTGCTTTATTATATTCTTTGCCATTAACTTATAAATTTTATTTGATTCCTCTTTTATTTTATTAGAATTCTTACAGCTAATTTCAAGTTCCTCTAATATATTCCAATATACTTCCCAATAATAATCATATAGGTCTTTTCTTATAGAAGCTTCTAATGCCTCTAAACAACTTAATGCATCATCTATTAAATCAAAATTCTCATCATGATATTTCCTAATTTTTTCTAAATTATTTTCTGATAAGCCATTGAGATATATTTTATCTAATATATTATATGGCTTACTTCTTTTTTCAGTAACATGTTCTATATTATCTTTTATACCAATCATACATTTAATAATCTTGCTAATATCTGATATCTCATTTTCTAGTCCTGTATTAATGAATTTTTCAATTTTATGTATATTAAAATGCTCTTCCATACTAGACTCCCCTTATTCATCTATTATATTTTCTATTATCAAAATTCTTTACATCTTTAATATCATAATTATCATTACTTACCATATTTTTATTTCCGTTGATGTTATTATATTGCTGATTTTTTTGCTCAGACAACTTCTGATTTATTTCATTTTTAATTTTCAAACAAGCTTCTTTTTCTTTTTTAGCACAAAAAAACATTATCATAGCCCCTATACCTGAAATAACAGATATTATAGTGTCTATATTTTCTAGAAATTCCATATAACTTTCCCCTCCCTAAATTATAATTCTGTCTAAAATTATAACACAGTTTTTATGAATATCCAGAAATTATTTTACATTTTATTCCATATTAAGATACTATTTTTGTGTTATAAAGATATATTTACCTTGAAATTATTTTGCTTAATACTAGACTTATAAATTAAATAAAAATTTCAGCAATATATCATTAGAAAAATGAATATAAATTAAACATATATCAAATTATAAGTGTAATTATATAATTTATATCATATCTTTAAATCATATTTATATTATAAAGTATAAAAAAAGAAGGTAACAACTACTTTTAGTTGCTACCTTCTAGTCTATTTGTTTATAAAATCTAATGCTTTGTAAAGTGTATCAAATCTATCATTACCCTTTATCATAGTAAATTTTTCTTTAGTCATAGAACCAATCTTCTCACATGCTCCACCCCCTATGACATAAAGATTTTGTGTCTGGCCAGGTACATAATCTTTTATATCACATATCAGTATTTTCCCATCATTATAACCCCAACCAACTACAGTTGCAGGGATTTTGTCAACTTCTCCATCATAAACAATTGTATGTTTGTACATCTGTTTAACTCCCTCATTATTTATATTTTTATTTAATACACCTTCTACAATTAACTTAGCAATACCTTCATGACCTAGTTTCTTAGCTTTCTCATAATCTTCTTTATTATCACAGAAGAAACTTTCAATTAATACTGCTGTAGGCTTTGAACTATTTAAGATATATAATCCTTTATCTAATTTAGCTCTTCTATTTCTAAATACTGTACCTAGCTTATTACATATTCTAGTTGCATATTCTAAACCTTTATTACTATAATATAGAACTTCTGAACCTTTTCCTTGACCATCACTTGCATTTAGATGTAGTTCTATAAGTAAATCATATCCTCCACTATTAACTCTAGGTATTTTATAAGTCTTTTCTTCTGCTTTAGTTTTAAACTGCTTTTCAGGGCATATTATTACATCTGCCTTATGACCTTCTTTTCTAAATGTATCTGCTAATACTGGTGCAAGAAATTTATTGTATTGGTATTCGTTAACTACCCCATCAGCAGAAGTGCATGCACCACTTTTTAAAATACTGTGTCCTACTGTAATACATATTTTCATTATTTATTTTCCTCCTTCTTTTCAATAAAAAAACACTTACATATAGTAAGTGTTTATAAACTTCTTAAAGTAACTATTTTATTTAGCCAATATCTCTATCCAATTATTAGGAAAACCAATAAGCTTTAAGTCTATAGAATTATTATAATCATTAATTAACTTTTGAAGTTTTATAAAAAAACTATTCCAAATTAATTTATCCATAGTCAAATGCTTCATAGCAAGTATATAAGAAAATATCTTTTTATTATCCAAGTTATACTTTTTATATTCGTTTTTTATTGTTATAATACGGAAATTATTATTATATATTCTACCATAATGAGCGCATTGATTTCTGACCTGTGTTAATGATTGTAACCAAGATTTAACTAATAAAGTATTCACTCTACACAAATTATTTTTTATGTATCTAGTATCTTCTGGCAACATGTTTGAATATAATTTTGACAACATACCAAAAGTCATTATTTCCGTTGCAACCCAAATGGGAAGTTTTCCTTCATATTTTTCTTTATGGTGTATAATAAAAAGCTTATCTGAATTATTACTTTTTTCTCTCTCTAATGCTGTCAAAAAATTAATATAGAATTTTTCATCTTTGAAACTCTCCCTTTCTAGATATCCACAAGCACCATGTTTAATTGCTAATGTATATGCAATGTATGTCCTAAATGCTATTTCTATGCTCCCTAACAAATCTGTTAATAATATCCTAAATTCCTTATTAAACCTATATATATCATAAACTTCTTCAAACGTAGTTCCTTCTTTATATGAGCCATCATCATTCTTAAAACTTAGAAGATATGCTGTAAACCTATAATAATTGACATTACTTAATACAAATTTAGCATCTTCTTTATCATTTATTATTAATCCTCTACTTTTTAAAATATCTATTTGTTCATCAAATGTTTTTTCTTCTTTTACTTCAACCATTGTTTTCACCTTTTCATAGATATACTTTTATATAATAAAACCCACCAATTAATATTAGTGGGTAAATTTATCTGTCCCGCCTATTTGAGCTATAAAAGAAGCTTGGCGGGTTCCTTCAAAAATCAATGTCCCGTATATTTGAGCATATAAATGCTTTACGAGTTCTGTACTATTATTATATACTTATTAGCTATAAAAGTATACTCTATTTAATGAAATTTTTTAAATTTTTGTGAGTAATAATATTTTTGTTAATTTCATTACTTTTCACCATCCTTAAACTGTTTGTAAGTTTGATTTATACCTATTGCAACTCCCCAACAAATTACACCTTGTAAGACTGCAACAGGATTTAATCCTAGCATCCATATTGAGAAACCTATTCCAAGTATCAGTAACACTACTGGAATGTATTTATTATCTAATTGTTTATATTTTTTACAACCTTTACCTATAATAGAGAGAGCAGCTACTAAAATTAGTAACTGCTCTGGTATAAAACTTATTAAATTATCCATCTCTTATCCTCCTAATTAATTAAAATATTCCTCTTTGTATTGCAAATATAAAGAACCCTACTAAAGTTGTAATTATAACTCCTACAAGCCACTTGAGTACTCCTGTCAGATTTTTTATATCACTACATAGGTTTTGTATTTGTATAGCAAACTTTGCTTGCTCAATCTCTATTCTATCAATTTGTTTGCCGTGTTCTTTTACTCTTGTTTCAAGTGTACTTATTTTTTCCTTCACAAGTTCTTCATTCATGAAAACCTCCTATTGCTTTGTATTAAAAAAAGAACATTACCTATTTTGTAAGTTCTGCTCCTTCTACTACCTCACTATGTTCTATAATGTAGTTTTCAACTGCTATCCTATATTCTGTGTTAGTAACATCATCAAGTTCAAATACTCTATTTTTTAGAGGATTTAATCCCTTATTTAATATTCTATCTGCCAGTATTCTTACAACTACTCCATCTATCATTACAATATTCCTCCAACTTTTTCATTTTCCACAAACAGCAATTCATCTTCTTGAATTGTTTTTAGTGTATTTTGATTGTCTTCTCCTATAAAAATTAATCTAGTTGATGCTTTTTTTACCTCTGTTTGAAAATAAGATGAAAATAAACCATAATATCTAAAATTTTCATTATAATCAAACCCTGTGTAATATCCTATATGGTTTTCACTTAAATTAGCCCAGCATCTATAATATCGACTATCTTGACCGTTTCCTCCTCCAGGAAGACACTGTTTAACCATAAAACCAGTGTTGTTACCACCTATTACATCTGATATTGTACCAACCTTTCTTCCTACTCCATATTGTATATTTCTTTTATCCCTTGTAATTATTCTTGTATATACACAAGCATTTTCAACTCCACAAGTACATCTCCCCACCTCCTGTAGACAATTTCCCCATAAATCCTCTATTCCTAAAAATTTCATTTGTTCATCTCCATTTTGTTCTCCATATATCATACCTTTGAAATTAGAACCGCCTGTGTTTATTTTATCTGGCTTTCCATGACCTAATATATAAGAGCTATAACCAACTCCTAACCTAAAAAAGTTTATTGATTTAAATATTACAACAAATAGAATCTGTAACATTAATACACATTGATAATCCAAAGAATCATATCCAGGAACATGTTTATATATTAAACTGTAGAATCGTCCACGTTCTCTCAGCTCTGGGCTACTATTTTTTTTACTTCTTAAGTTATTATTTTCCAATGATGCTAAATATGCACCTATATAAATAAATTCTTTTTCTGTACTACCAATTAAATGTGCTGGACATTCGTAATCATCATCTAATTTTGTTTTAGATATAAATATATCCATGTAGTTATCAGAACTCTGTATTTTCCAATAAAATTTAGGAAATTCAATCATAACATCTGTGTCATCTTCTACATTAGTTCCATCTTCATACATATTAAAATTTTCTTTTTTAATATACTTTGTTACTATTCCATCTTTAAATCCACATGGCTTTATGTTTCTAATAAAATCTATAGTATCCCAACTACCATAACTACCAACACTAGCAGGAGTCATTCCTATTGCATCTCCTAGATAACTTACACAAGTATCTGGATTTTCATCCAACTTATTTATTCTTACACCAAATTCTTGCGCTTTTAACTTATCTACTTTATCGACTAAACTACTTAATTTGTCCGTATCTAATACTTTTATATTTTTATTTATTAGAGTTTGCTTTAATGTATTTGAAATTGTTTTAATCTCATTTGTACTATTTTCAAAAGCGGTTATTAAGTCACTTAAACTTGCATTTGCGTTTAATTTTTCTATCATAAAAATATCACCTTCCTACTTTCTTAGTAACCATTTTTAAAGAATAGGTCACTAAAAAATTTTAATTTTGTTTATTTTACTTACTTTCACATACTTATAAAGAAATCATTCTAAATTCTACATTAAAAGAAACGTTCAAATTTAATCATCTTTCTACTTTAAAAGTAACCTATCCTTTAAGAAGAGTTACTAAAAGTTACTATTTTATTTTCTGTTCTATTGTATTTATATAATCATCTACTGCTTTTCTGTACTCTATGTTAGTCACGTCATCTAACTCAAAAGGTCTGTTTTTCAAAGGGTTCAGTCCTTTGTTTAAAATTCTTTCTGCTAATATTCTTACTACAATATTATTTATATTCATTATAAAATTCCTCCTACTTTTTCATTTTCTGCAATCAATATTTGATTTTCTAATTCTTGTATTCTCTTTTCTTCTTCACTCATATAGATTGGTATTTCTTCTAAAATTGGCTGTTTAGTCTCTATATTTATACCTTTTATTTTGTACTTATCATAATCAATATAATCGTATTCCAAATCTATATATTCTATTTTTTTAATATTTTTTCGCTCTGGAACATTTCCTTTCGATTGTCCTTCATAGAATATTATTTCGCCTTCTTCATCAAAAAATATTCTTCTTCCTACTTCTATATATTCAGTCATAGTTTCCTCCTTTAACTTATTTTTTAAGCAATTGCATAGAAAAAATGTGGTATTTTGTAATCTTTCACTGGTAAAATACAAGTGTGACCTACTACACAATCGAATGTGTTAGGCATGTACATTTCACCAAAATTGCTAGGTTGAGGCACTGCTGTTATAATATTACGAAAAGATGAGTAAAAAACAAAACTACACAAACCTATATTGTAAGCATTTCTATAGACAATAATAAATTTTGGAGTAAAAGCTAAGTTAAAACTTATTGCGTTTGCTGAACAAGTTTTTGGCGTATTATTATCTACTTGATAGAGTTGAAAAGTTTTTTCTCCAACTTGAGTACATTCTCCTTGTGCAATAAAAATATTTGCGATTCCAGCTACTTTACCAATTAGTGAATGAAGTGTTTCAGTTGATTGAGCAGATATATTTTTCATAGACAAACTAATTGCTAGTGTATTTTTCAAGGTCTGTATTTTTGTTTTAGTTACACTTAGCTTATCAGTTCCAACAAAAGGACTTCCTAATGTACCAGCTATATTATTTTTACCAATTTGCAATTCATCTTTCACGTTCTCAAAAGTGGTTATTAAGTCACTTAAACTTGCATTTTCGTTTAATTTTTCTATCATAAAAAATATCACCTTTCTATTTTTAGTAACTATTTGTTGAGAAATGGTTACTTTATAAAATAGAAAAGTGATTGAATTTAAACAATTTTTACAAGATATATATAGTATAGATAAATTTATTTTAAATAGAAAAAGAAGCAAAATAAACAAGTATAAGACTTTTTAGTAACCATTTCTCAACAAATAGTTACTGTTATAAAATTTCGCCTTTTAATTCGTTTGTTAACAACTCATTTTCTAATTCTTCATAACTAAGTTTTTCGTATATTGGATTATCTGACAAAATTATATATTTACCTTTTAATGTTTCTGATAACTCTATTACATATAAATTGTTATTTTCATTAATTATTTTTTCTTTTTCCTCTAAAGAATCGTAATAAAATTGTTTTTTCATACCTAATCTCCTATCTTAACAGTGTAACGTCAGAAACTGATGTGTAAGCTTTTGCAGTAGAACTATTCCCCGTTCCAACATCTGTTAATAACACTTGTATTTTTAATTGTGTATCATTATTTACAATTATATCTTTTTCAAAATTCGTAGAACGACCACTAGCAGTAGCATCACATGAAAGATAAATATATTCTTTTTTTTCTCCATATATTATTTCTAGTCTAGCACTTGCAAAAGTAGCCCAATTTTTATAAACTTCTAAAGTTCCTTTAATCCTTAAACAACCTTTGATATTAGGTTTGTCATTATAAATAACGTACGGATTGTTTACTTCTTCTATTCTTCCTGTACCCTTGCATTTAACAATTAATATTGACTGCACTATAAAATTTATCGCATTAATTAAATCAGTAAATGAACTTTGTGTACTTGCTGACACTCCTTTATATATTAAATTATTCACTAATGCACTTTTTAATGTTTCTATTTTTGTTTTAGTTATATCTAATTTATCTGTGTTTAAAAATGGGCTCCCCAACACAGTTGTTATATTACTTTTGCCATTCTGAAAATCAGTTTGTACACCTTGTAGTGTTGTCATAAGTTCTCTTAAACTAGCATTATCAGTTAATTTTTCCGTCATATTTTCACCTCGCTTATATCATATCTATTAAATCATTTGCTATTGTAATTCCTTTTGCTCTCTGTCCATTTACCTCTGTTGCCAATTCTTTCAATGCTCCCTCAACATTATCACTTTCAAATAAGTTTTCTGTATCTTCTATAGTTACATTCTTTGCTTCTAATACAAGATTTCTAACTTTATTAACTAACTCTTTAAAAGTCATTTAGTCACCTTCTTTCAATAAAAAAAGAACCTATTTTATTGGTTCTGCTGGTGTTTCTTCTTTATTTAATAAACTTGTAAGTTCTAAATATTGTTCTTCTGTAATTCTATTTACTGCATAGAATACATCAATTTTGTGTTGCAAATCCTCTTTAGTGCTATAGTTCTTTTGTTCTATCATAAGTTTTAATAAGTTATACATATTAATTCCTCCTATAAATTGTTATTTAATTTTATATTTTCTACCTCAAAGGCTGTGTTTACTATCTCACTATCTCTATTTTTATTTTCTTCTTTTAACATGCTTAATTCTTTTTCTAATGCTTGTAATCTCTTTTGTTCATCTGTTAAAATGACTTCTATGTCTTTGATGATTGGTTCTTTTGTAACTGGATTTATAGACTCTATATATTGTTTACTATAGTCTATACTACCAAATTCAACATCCAAAAAATTTAATTCAGTTATTTTTGACCACTCTTGTATATCTCCTGTTGCTTCACCAGTTTGAAGCCATATATTGCCTGTTTGGTCGTAAATTATTCTATTATTTCTGTTCATATTATCACCTCATTTTTTTATTAAATATATATTTTGTAAGTTAATGTAGCTCCCTCTTTTGCCCATATTCCAACTGCTTCTGACATTGA